GGACACGCAAAGAAGGCAAGAACCCCAACGGCGGGCTGAACGCCAAGGGGCGAGCCTCTGCGAAACGCGAAGGGCACAACTTGAAACCGCCGCAACCCGAGGGCGGCTCAAGGCGCGACTCTTTCTGTGCAAGGATGAGTGGCATGAAGAAAAAATTGACATCCGCAAAAACAGCGAACGACCCGAACTCTAGGATCAACAAGAGTCTTAGAGCTTGGAACTGCGCTGATGGCGGGTACATAAAAGAAGCTGATGGCATAGCCCAAAAGGGCAAGACCAAAGGCAAGATGTGTTAATGGAAATGATTGTCTGGAACTCACTCTTGTCCGCTCTTTCAGCCATACTCATGTGGGTATGGAAAGACAAATCGGACGAGTTAAAGCGGGTAGAAATCCTGCTCAACCGAACACGCGAGGAGATTGCCCGTGATTACGCAACTAACGCAGAAGTGCAAAGAATTACTGACCACATTGACCAACGCTTTAACAAGATTGAAGCAAAAATTGACCAGCTTCTTCAAGCGAGGACCTGATGCCTAGCACAAGCAAGAAACAACACAATTTCATGGAAGCGGTGGCTAATAATCCATCGTTTGCCAAGAAAGCTGGTGTCCCTCAGTCCGTTGGCAAAGACTTTGCTACGGCTGATAAAGGCATTAGTTTTAAAGGTGGGCCGCGTACGCGTCCTGATTTGCAAAAGGTAAACAAGCCCGAAACTCTTCAGGGCAAGACCGAACTTTTTAAAGAAGGTGGCAGTATGGCAAGCAAAATGAACCCCGGATTTATGGCGATGATGGCTAAGAAGAAGGATGCAAAGCCTTCTGCAATGGGCAAGCCAACAATGAAAGCTGGTATGAGCACGGCAAAGGATGGCATGAAAAAGCCTACTCCTATGGCTAAAACTGCTATGCCCGGCGACACGATGGGTATGAAAAAAGGCGGCATGAAAAAGATGGCTGCTGGTGGTTTATCTGGTGGGCACAAGGCCGCTGATGGTGTTGCTTCTAAAGGCAAAACCAAAGGCAAACAGATCGTCATGTCTGGTAGCAAAGGCATGAAATCTGGCGGATATTGTTAAGGAACGGTCATGGCTAAAGACTACAAATACGAAGACTCTACCCCAGTAGACGAACCTGTTCGTAAAGGCAGAACAAAAACGCAAGAATCCGGTAGTGATATCCGTGTTGATGGTAAACCGGTTAAAGGCGACGGTATGTTTAACGTACCAACTGTTAAGACCCCACCCATGTCAGCTGCCCGTTCGCAAGAACTTATGGAAATGTATACTGAAAAACGTAAAGGGCCAACATCCAAAGTGAACGCTATGGGTGATACCTACGCTAAAGGCGGTTCAGCTTCTTCTCGTGCAGATGGATGCTGCACTAAGGGTAAAACCCGTGGGAAGATGATGTAACTATGATGTCAAGTCGCGGTATGGGCGCTATACGCCCCTCCAAGATGCCCAAAGGCAAGAAGACTGCCCGAAGGGATGACACTGACTTCACTCAGTACGCAAAGGGTGGCGAAGTCTGGGATAAGAAACGCCCCAAGAGCCTTGGTAAATCTAAAGAACTTACTGAGGATAAGAAGACACAGGCTAAGTCTAGAGCGCGTAGAGCGGGAAGACCTTATCCAAATCTTATTGACAACATGTGGGCAGCAAGCTAAAGGAAAATCATGTCACAGTTCACTCTAACCGCTGAAGAAGACGCAATCGTTATTGATGCTCTTCGTTCTAAAGCCAACGAATACCAAACTCTGTATGGTGCCGCTGACCCTACGTTAGAAGCGTTGGTCGTTAAAGTTGTTGGTCAATTCTCAGCCCCTGTGGTTGTAGAAGAAGCTCCAGCACCTAAAGCTAAGAAATCCAAAGCAGCTACTTCTGAAGAGTAATAATGGCTAGAACTTCCGGCGAACTAATCTTTAACCTTGACCTAACTGAATTGGTCGAGGAGGCGTTTGAACGCGCCGGTAGTGAACTACGCACGGGCTATGACTTGCGCACTGCACGTCGTAGTCTCAACATTATGTTTGCTGATTGGGCAAACCGTGGCATCAACATGTGGACAATCGAGCCGGGGTCTATCACCCTAGTTCCCGGCCAGAACACATACGCCCTACCCGACGATACAGTTGATTTGCTTGAGCATCTGATTCGCACCAACGCAAACAATACGGCCAACCAAGCTGACCTAACAATCACGCGTATTAGTGTTTCTACGTACGCAACTATCCCAAATAAGTTAACCCAAGCCAGACCTATTCAGGTTTGGATTCAGCGCTACAACGGGCAGACTTCGCCTGTAGCTTCTACGCTAACCACAACAATTACAAGTACATCCACTTCAGTCGTGTTGGACGATGTTACGGGTTTACCCGCATCTGGGTTTGTAAAGATTGAGAATGAGATCATCAACTACGGATACATAACCCAGAATACAAATGCTAAATCTGGGACGCTATACAACTGTTTCCGTGGGCAACAAAATACGATTGCAGCAGGGCATACTGGTGGTAACACCGTTCCTGTGTACTGGCAACAAGTGCCAGCTATAACTGTTTGGCCTACCCCTGACAACGCGCAGGAATACACATTTGTGTATTGGCGTCTACGCCGCACCCAAGATGCTGGTGGTGGTGTAAACATCATGGATGTGCCGTTTAGATTTATTCCTTGTATGGCGGCTGGTCTGTCGTACTACATTGCGGGCAAGATTCCGCAAGGTATGGAGCGTATTGGCATGTTGAAACAACAATACGACGAGGCATGGGAACTTGCCGCGTATGAAGATCATGAGAAAGCAGCATTACGTTTGGTTCCTAGACAGACCTACATTGGGAGGTAGTCGTGGGTAATCGTTTTGCTTCTGGCAAGAATGCGATTTCGGAGTGTGACCGCTGTGGTCAGCGGTTCAAGTTAAAGGTTCTTAAGACTGAGATTATCAAGACTAAGAACTACAACTTGTTGGTGTGCCCAGAGTGCTGGGACCCAGACCATCCGCAGTTGCAGTTGGGTATGTGGCCTGTGGATGATCCACAAGCATTGCGCAATCCCCGCCCTGACAGGAGCTACATTACTTCTGGAAACAACGGGTTGCAGACGAATGTGAATGGCGGTACTACACAAAGTGGTACTGGTACGAATGAAGGTGGTAGCCGAATCTTCCAATGGGGTTGGGCACCGGTAGGCGGGTCGAGTAGTTTTGATGCGTCATTGACGCCAAATAGCTTGGCTTTAGTGGTGCAACTTGGTACAGTTACGATAGCAACAACTTAGGAGTTGAAAATGGACAAGAAAGACTTAAAACAGGACAAGAAAATGATTGCAGGTGCTGTGCACAAGCATGAAAAAAGATTGCACCAAGGCATGGGCATGACCAAACTTAAAAAGGGCGGCGTGACTGGCGAGATGATGAAGTCTATGGGTCGCAACATGGCTCGTGTCGCAAACCAAAGGGGCAAATAATGGCTACTTTCAGTAAAAAAATGATGGGCAAAGAAGTTGGCGATGGTGCTTTCTACGCTCAACCACATGGCGAAGCTAATAAAAAAGCAAACGTAGTTGACCCTAACACTTTGTCTGCTAAAAGCGTAAACCCATACACCCCTGCTCAACGCGTCAGTGCTGGTGATCCAGCCGCTGATGATGTTAAAACTACCGGCATCAAAGTCCGTGGTACTGGCGCAGCTACTAAAGGCTTGATGGCACGAGGCCCGATGGCATGACCTATTCTGAGTTACTAACAGCGATTCAGACGTATACAGAAAATACGTTTCCTGCCACTACGTTGGCGGATAGCACAGTTGTGTCTTCAACGACCCAGTTGAATCGCTTTATTACTCAGGCTGAACAGCGTATCTATAACACTGTTCAGTTTCCGTCGTTACGCAAAAACGTGACAGGGTCTGTTACATCTGCTAATAAATACCTATCGTGCCCAGAAGATTTTTTGTCCACTTATTCTTTGGCTGTGATTGATGCCACCGGTAAATACGAGTACCTGCTAAACAAAGATGTGAACTTCATCCGTCAGGCATACCCTAATCCAACTACGGATACAGGTATCCCAAAATACTACGCGCTGTTTGGTCCGACTGTTAACACCAGCACAATCACCAATGAACTTTCTTTTATTGTTGGTCCAACACCAGATGCGTCTTATTCTGTAGAGTTGCATTACTACTATTACCCCGTATCCATTACCGTTTCGTCTACTGGACAAACTTGGTTGGGCGATAACTTTGACACAGTCCTCTTGTATGGTTCGCTGGTTGAAGCGTATACCTACATGAAGGGCGAACAAGACATCATTACTTTGTACGACACCAAGTACAAAGAAGCACTTGCACTTGCTAAACGCCTTGGCGATGGTCTGGAACGCAGCGATGCATACCGTAGTGGTCAGGCTCGCGTGGCTCCTCTGCCGCAGAATAGCGGGGTCCAATAATGGCGTTTACAGGCAACTGGGCTACTAACACATTCAAGACCGGTTTGCTTGATGGGGTGTTTAACTTCAATACTGGGACGTCTCAAGTATTTAAGATTGCCTTGTACACCAACGCAGCTACGCTAGATGCCACTACTACAGCTTACACAAGCACGGGTGAAATAACCTCCTCTGGTTATACGGCTGGTGGGCAAACTTTGGTTATTAGCCAGATACCCACAATAGGTAACGCGACTGGTGCGGCAACAACTTATCTGTCTTTTGACAATGCAGTTTGGTCAACGGCTACAACGGCGCGTGGTGCGTTGATTAGATCGGAAGACGGCACCACTAACCCAGCAGTTTGTGTACTAGATTTTGGTTCAGATAAGACCTCTACGAGTACATTCACCGTACAATTCCCAGCAGTCACTAATACGTCTGCGATCATCCGACTCTCATAGGAGCACATATGCACAAAGAACAATCCGGTTTTGGCGATAACGCCGTAGCCACACTGCAAGCAAACGCATCCATCCCAGAAGGTATGGGCATTGAAGGCTTCTACAAAGTAGAGTGCCGTGACGCACAGGGTAACCTCAAGTGGAATGACGAGTTCCCTAACTTGGTCGTTGCTATTGGTAAGCAGTTGTTGCTGGACACGTTGCTGCGCACATCTGGTACATACACCACGGTTGGCCCATTCTTAGGTCTGATTAACAACAGCACCACGTTTGCAGCCGCAGACACCATGACTTCTAAGACATGGACTGAGTTGACTACCTACACCGTAGGCGGTTCAGCAGTGCGCGGTACGGCTGTGTTTGCAGCTTCTACCTCATCTGGTACGACTCCATCAAACGTAACAACTTCTACAGCCACAGCGATCACGTACACAATGACAGGTTCTGCTACTGTGTATGGATGTTTCTTGGTGACAGGTACTGGCGCAGTCAGCACAATCTCTAGCACTGCGGGTACTTTGTACTCAGAAGGCAACTTCAGCACTGCCAAGACTGTTACATCTGGCGATACAGTAACTGTTACTTATTCGACTACCGCGACTTCTTAAGGAGTCTTAAATGGCTCTAGTCCTAGCAGACCGCGTACAACAGACGGGTACGGCTAACACCACAGTTAGTTTTACCCTCTCTGGCTCTGTAACTGGCTTTCAATCATTCACCGTTGTCGGGAACGGGAATACGACGTACTATGGTGCGTTTGACCCTACAGGTAATTGGGAGGTAGGGATTGGCACGTATGCCACAGGTGGTACGTTAACACGTACGACTATCCTGTCCTCCAGTAACTCTGGAAGCGCAGTCACGTTCTCTGGGACAGTCAACGTCTTTGTAACCTATCCATCGGGTATTGCTGTATACGAAGATGCGTCGGGTAACGTCAGTCCTTTGGGTACGATTGCTTCTGGTACTTGGCAGGCTACAACTATAGGCGTGGCTTATGGTGGCACGGGAGTAACTACATCTAGTGGCGCTAACTCAGTGATGCTGAGAGATGCTAACCAGAACGTAGCGGTAAACCGACTCAACCAATCTAATACGTCTACTGCGGCAGCGGGAGCAACAACAGCCTTAACTGCGGCATCTAGTTATTCGCAGACCCTCACAGGTACGGGGGGTCAAACTTTTACTATGCCAGATGCGACTACCCTGACTACAGGTGTAGCGTTTGTATTTAACAATAATGCTACGGGCACGGTAACTCTCCAAGACTACGCGGCTGGCTCTATTGGCACTATTACTTCTGGTGGCGCTGTTGAACTTGTATTGCTATCTAACGGCACAACTGCTGGTACGTGGGACGTACACGGATATCTTCCAGAGGCAGTGACTTGGGGCACTAACGCTCTTAACCTTGGCTCTACGGTCATCACAGGCGGTACTTGGAACGGCGGAACGATTCCTACAGGCTATGGCGGTACAGGATTAACAACCTTCGCTGCGGCTAACAACGCTCTGTATTCAACTAGTTCATCTGCTCTGGCTGCGGGTACTCTACCTATTGCAGCGGGTGGTACAAGTGCTACTACGGCTAACGGTGCGTTTAATGCGTTAGTTCCCAGCCAGACAAGCAACACGGGTAAGTTCCTAACAACAGACGGAACAAATACCTCATGGGGCGCTGGTACTGTAGCGCTGTCTAACGACACAAGCACATCAACTAACCTGTATCCACTGTTTGCTAGTGCAACATCTGGCTCAACGGCAACGATATACACAGGCAACACTAAGCTGTTATACAAGCCTAGCACGGGGGATTTAAGTTCTACCGCGATGGTGTCAGCAAACGGCATAACAATCAATTCAACGACTGTGGCGGTCAACTACACAATCCAGACGGGTAACAACGGTTTCTCTGTCGGACCAATTACAGTAAATAGCGGCGCGGCTGTAACGGTCAGTTCGGGCCAACGATGGGTGGTGATATGAGTACGATTAGCGCATCAACAACGACAACAACCGCATTTGGAGTTACTGCGGATACAACTGGAACGCTGGTCATTCAGACTGGCGCTACGCCTACGACTGCGTTGACTATAAGCACTTCACAAAATGTCACATTAGCAGGAACGCTAACTACTACAGGCATTACCAACTCAGGTGTAGCAACTGCTACAAGGTTTAATCCTACTGGTTCATCTGTTACTGGTAATGGGATGTATCTACCAGCGGCTAACTCTTTGGGTTTGTCTACTAACGGCACTAATGCGCTTTATATAGATTCTTCACAGAATGTGGGGATTGGTATTACGCCAGTATCACAAAAATTAGAAGTAAAAGGAAATCAACGCTTAGTTGGAGATAGCGCATACATACTTTGGCGTGATACAGCAGATAGCGCATCATCTGGGGTTATTCAGTTTCCATCTGCATCTGTGGCAACGATTGGAACTTATGTAAACCAAGCAATGTTGTTTCAAACAAATAACACAGAGCGTATGCGTATCAACTCCTCTGGTAATGTGGGTATTGGTACTTCAGGCAATATATCTTACAAACTAAGTGTGAATGGTTCTATTACTGACTTTCTTGGGTACTACTACAACACAGACACTAGTACATCGTCACAAGGCGTTGCCATAACAACCAACACGGATAACGGTGCTACAAAATTAAATTGGAGCGCTGGCGCTACATTACTTTTAAGTAATGATAGATATCAAACGTCCGACATCGTTTCTAAAATTGTTATGAACACCGCAAATGGCGGATACAACAATGGAGCAATCATTCACGTTGAAGGCTCTGGTACTTATAACGCTGGACAATTGGTATTTTCAACGGGCTGGAATTCAGGCGCAAATGCTACAGAGCGTATGCGTATCACCAATATTGGAAGTGTATTAGTTGGGAAAACTGTAGATGGGGCAGGTACTAATGGTTGCGTGCTTAGGGCGTCAGGTGAATCATTTGTTACAGTAAGTTCTAATGTAAACACTGCGCACGTATATTCTTCTGCTTCGTCATCGTATCGTTTTTATGTAAACGAAAACGGCGGTATTTACAATTACAGCGCAAATAATTCAAACTTATCTGATTTACGGGAAAAGAAAGAAATTGAACTGGCTGGCAATTATTTGGATAAAGTATGTGCTATTCCAGTTAAAACTTTTCTATACAACGACCAAACAGATACAGATAAAAATCTTGGTGTCATTGCGCAAGATGTAGAAACTTTTGCACCAGAGTTGGTGCATGAAACAAATTGGGGAACTGAAGAAGAACCAAAAATGCGTTTGTCTATCTACCAAACAGACTTGCAATACGCATTGATGAAGTCAATCCAAGAACTCAAAGCCGAACTAGATACAGTAAAAGCCGAACTTGCGGCATTAAGAGGATAAGATATGGCATCAACCATCCTTTCGGACAATGGCGTATCCAGCGGTAGTGCTGGGTTGAAATCGTCTGCCGACTCCACAGGAGCGTTAGCCCTACAAACCACAACGGCAGGCGGCACGGCTACAACGGCTCTTACTATCGACACCAGCCAGAATGTGGGGATTGGGGCAAGTCCAACAGCGGCGGCAAAATTAACTGTTGTGGGTGACGGGTCTTTTACAGGTTCAAACGGCCCTACTGGTAATACACAAGGTGTTCGCATATTAGGTACTAATACATCTGCTGGCGCAGTAACTATTGATGCGTTTGCCTATGGTTCAAACTCATACGGCTCACTATATTTAAATACAAGTAATGGTGGTACGCCTACTATGGCTCTCACTGCGGGACAGAATGTGGGGATTGGTACTACTTCTGTTTTGTCAGGCACAAAATTAGATGTGCGTGGGATTATTACGTCAGGTGCAACTTATGGCGGTACATTTTCTGTTTACGACACATTAGGTGCATCTCGTGTTGGTTACATGAGTTCCGATGCTTTTGCTAGTGGTAATAACGATACAAACTTATCTATTGTTGCAGACCAAGCGGGCAAAGGAATTAAGTTTTATACCGCAGGTTCAGCCACAGTCCGAGCCTTTATCGACTCCTCTGGTAATGTGGGGATTGGAACTACTTCGCCAGTGGGAAAATTTCATGCTAAAGGTACGGCATCTGCTGATGTTTTATATAGGTTAGAACCAACTTCAAATGCGTATGCAAGCAAACTAATGATTAGTTCCACAGGTTCAGGTGATGGCGGTTTGCGCTATGGTAATGGCGGGGGTAACGAGTTAGATATTTTTTCTTATGACAACATGAAGTTTTTTGTTGGCACTGCAAACATTAGCGGTGCTATTGGTGACGAGCGTATGCGTATCACCCAAAGCGGAGTTGTGCTGGTAGGTCAGACAAGTACTTTCTCCCAAGGTTCTCCAATTTTTGTTGCGGGTTCTAGTTCAAGTAACCAACCTATTGGGCATCGCGGTTATGGCGGTGTAGACGGAACTTATGTTGATTGGCTTATTTCAGCACCATATCAAGGCAATACAACAGAGCAAAATAGGATAAAAAGTTCCATTTCTTCTAACGCCACAAATAGTGGATTGGTGTTTATGATTTCTGATGGTGCTGGTGCAAGTACTCAAACGCAATCATTCCGTATCAATCGCACTAGTTGCACTGTTATTGGTTCTTTGTCAAAAGGTTCTGGCTCTTTCAAAATAGACCACCCACTGACTGCAAAGAAAGACACTCACCACCTTGTACATTCGTTTATAGAAGGCCCGCAGGCAGATTTAATCTACCGTGGCAAAGTCAGTTTGGTAGACGGCGCAGCAATAATAAACATAGACACAGCCAGTGGCATGACAGAGGGAACTTTTGTTGCGCTGTGCCGTGATGTGCAGTGCTTCACTACAAACGAATCAGACTGGACACCCGTGCGCGGTTCAGTTACAGGTAACATTTTGACCATTGAAGCCCAAGACAATACCTCTACAGCAAGCATCAGTTGGATGGTGATTGGTGAGCGTCAAGACAAACACATGTATGAAACAGAATGGACTGATGAAACCGGCAAAGTTATTGTTGAGCCATTAAAAGACACGCGGGAGCAAGCATGACACTCATCCTCTCAGGAACAGACAGCAGCGTATCTGCGCCAGCAGTGCAAGGTGGTACGGCTGGTACTACGACTGGTGTGTATTACCCAGCAACGAATCAGTTGGCACTGGCTACAAACGGCACACAGGCTGTGTTAGTGGATTCAAGCCAGAACGTGGGGATTGGTACTACACCAGTCTACAAACTAGATGTTTATGGTGGTGCATCTGGAACAAGAACAGATATTGTTGCAAGAAATGCTTCTGCTAATTTAAATATTGCTGTTTTATCTGACAACAATGGTGCTGTTTCATCTACGAATTCAACACTTTTTTATACAAACGCCACAGAGCGTATGCGTATCGACTCTAGTGGTAATTTGCTGGTGGGAGAGACAACGCAAACTGGTTCTGGTAAAGCAGAAATTTTACAGAGCACAAACAATCAAGGGCTGGCTGTGGTAGCCACAAATGCTACATACACCAACGATGCTTTTATTATTTATGCAAGTAGGAATACAACCAACGCGTCTTATAATGCGATGGCATACTACAACTCTGGCGCAGGCGCATATAAATTTAAACTAACAGACGGCGGCAATATTTCGTTGTTTGGTGGGCAGATTACTTTCCCCGCAGCCCAATCAGCATCATCTGACGCAAACACATTGGATGATTATGAGGAAGGGACTGTAACGTACCCTTTAATACTTGGTGGTTCAACAATTACAAGTGGTTATGGAACTAACCAATGTAAATACACAAAAATTGGTAATACCGTTAATTGTTTTTATTACCTTGACTATACGGGTTCTTCTGGCGTAATAACCATTTCTCTCCCATTTGCTAGTGCAAGCACTGCCTCCATAATTATTCCTATAGACCCATATTCAAATCAATATGGTTATGTTATACAAGCACTTTGGATACAGCCCGGAAATAATTATGGGTCTGTTTCTTATGATGTAAACGTAAATAATGCATTTAATCTTGCCGCTGGAAATAGATTTTATCTTCGGTGCAGTTTTTCATACCCCGTTTAAGGAACAACTATGTCATTAACAAAACAAACCTCTATAGACAGAATTGAAGTGCTAGAAAACGGCATTATTCAAGTGCGGGAAATTTCTAGGATTATGGAAAACGGCAAAGAATTTTCTTCTTCATACGCTCGGTGGACACTTTCACCCGGTCAAGATTTAACAGGTCAACCAGCCAATGTCGTGGCAATATGCAATGCGGCATGGACAGATGAAGTCATAGCCGCTTATCAAGCACAATTAACCCAGCAAACTCAAGGAGCCTAAGAATGGAAGTAACGATAAACCTGACCGCACAAGAAGCCGTTGACATCGTCAACACAATGGGTCAACTGCCCACACAGTCCAACGCCTATCCGTTGTACATGAAACTGCGCACTCAGGTGGAAGCTCAATTACCCAAGCCCGAAGAAAAGCCTGAGTAATGTTTGGATACGGTGCGTTTGCCCAACCCCCATTTGCTTCATTAGCAGGGACGGCTTACGCCCTATCCATATCTGAAGACATTACCCTAGCCGATTCCAGCACCCAGTCACAGACCCTGCTCAACTCCATCACCGAGAACATCGGGATAGCAGACGTTGTAAATGACGCGGGTGCTAACTACTTTGGTAGTTTGACAGAAGCAATAACGCTGGCAGACTCCAGCGCACAGGTATTTGCCTATCTTGCGTCAGTGGCGGAGAACTTAAACCCAGCCGACTCAGCCACAATCACGGCGCAGTTTGCCGTGTCCAGAGCAGAGCCAATCACTTTAGATGACTCCAGCGTGCAGTTTTTTGCTGCTTTGGAAGACCGCTCTGAGCCATTTACCTTGGCGGACTCCAGCACCCAGTCCTCGGCTTTCCTACAGGTGGCGACAGAGAACATCAACATTGCGGATACGCCTACAGTTACGGCGCAGTTCTTAGCCAGCATAGCCGAGGCTATTACAGTTGAAGATGCCCAAGCCGTTACAGCGCAGTTCCTAGCCAGCATCACCGAAAACCTGACGCTAGACACCGTCATTGGTATCTTTAATGCATTCTTCTTCACCATCACAGAGAACTTTGGCGTAGCAAATGCCCAGACCATTGTTGCTGGATTCCTTCAAGATATCTCTGAGAACATCACCGTTGCCGACGCGCCAACCATCACTGCCCAGTTCAGAGCCGCCATTGCCGAGAATGTCAATATGGCAGACAATACGCAGGTAGCGGGCTGGATAAAAATCATCGACGACCAGACAGCAAATTGGGCGCTAATCAGCAACACAGAGACAGCAGGTTGGACAGTGGTAAGTACCACCAACAACGCAGGCTGGACAGATATAAACAACCTTCAATGAGGTAAACCATGTCAAGTACGTACTCAACCAACCTACAGCTAGAGCTTCCCGGCTCTGGCGACCAAGCGGGTAATTGGGGTTCTACTACGAACACTAATATCGGCACCCTACTTGAACAGGCCATATCAGGCTATGTGACTCAATCCGTTGCTACTGGTACTGACGTAACGCTTGCCATGACTCCCGGCGCATCAGCCACTGCACGCAACATGTTCCTAGAATTAACAGGTACAGGCGGAGCAAGCACTAACTTAATCGTTCCAGCCAACAAGAAACTTTATTTCATCTACAACAACACTTCTAGTGGTCAGGTCACGGTCAAAGTGTCAGGCCAGACTGGAGTATCAGTTCCTAACGGGGCAAAGGTAGTCCTTGTATCTAACGGTACAGATGTAGTTAACGCCACTAACTATATGGCTACCCTGACCCTAGGTTCTGCGCTTCCAGTTGCATCTGGTGGCACGGGGGTAACTTCTTCTACAGGCACAGGCTCGGTAGTTTTAAATACTAGCCCTACTTTAGTAACTCCTGCTCTTGGTACACCTGCTTCGGGAACAATGACCAACGTATCGGGCACTGCGGTTAACTTATCTGCTGGTAGCCTGACTACTGGCGCTTCTGCTGGTACGGCTTGGACTGTTACTCAGTCCAGCACTAAACTTAATTTCGCCTATGGTGGCACGGTAGTATTTTCAATCGACTCCTCTGGCAATATCATTGCTAAGGCTAACGTAACCGGATACGGAACACCGTAATGACATTACCAGTCTCGCCACCAGCGTCGCTGTCTTTTTCTCAGGTAAACACTGAGTTACAACTTAGCTCGACTACGCTAATTACTCTCAACCAAAGTTCAGTGCGTACTTTGGCGGGACAGACTACGCCGGGTTCACAGATTTCGTTTAGCCAACTGAGTGGTAAATCCTACGTGATTGCGGCTAATAGCGGAATTATTACTAGCGGGTCGTCGTACACCCTTCCAGCAACATCTGGTACGTCCGTCAAGATACTAGTTTTGGCAGGGGGTGGTGGCGGCGGTGGTGGTAACTATCGTCGGACGCAGGCAGGTTATTACGTAGGTGCAGGTGGCGGGGGCGCTGGTGGTAACGCATATGCAACTGTTACTGTAACGCCCGGTCAGACTATTTCTTTCTCCATCGGTGGGGCTGGCTCTGCTGGCTCTGCTGGTTATGGGTTTTATAACCCCCAATCTACGGCTGGTTCTGCGGGAACTACAACATATGCAACGGTAAGTGGCTCTACCGTGGCGCAAGCGTCATCAGGGGGTGGTGGTGCGCGTTCTGACAATAACTCATTTAGTGCGGGCGGTTCTGCTGGTAGTGCGTCTACAGGCTCTGCGCTTATTTCCGCAACGGCGGGTGGCGATGCCTCCGACACAAACACTTCGGCTGGTGGCATAGGAGCCAAGGGCTACACCATCAATACCACTGTAGGAACTGCGACAGGCAGCATTCTTGGTTATGGTAGTTCTGGTACTACGTATTCACATGGCGCTTCAAGCGGTTCGCAATCTGGAACTATTTATGGCGCAGGTGGTGGCGGTGGCGGCACAAACCAATCAGACGAAGAAAACCCAGCAAACGCTGTAGCAGCGGCTGGTACAGCAGGCGCAGTCTTTATCTGGTGGGGTTACTAAAGTGTGGACCCTTTCACTCTTCTCATGGCGGCCCAAACCGCCGTTGGTTTTATCAAGCAGGGGTGCGCTCTCCTGCATGAAGGGCGTATGGAGTTGGAGGG